GCGACGCGCTGATAGTGCATCGTGCAATAACCGCGCGCCTGCACCGGCTCATGGCAGTCATCCCTGGCGCACTCCCCGTCGCGCTTCATGCGCTGCGGGACTACGGCATCCCAGTCCGGGAGGCCCCGCCGCCTGCGGTGATAGTGCGTCTCGCACAAACCGCCCGCGCCAGCGCGGCGAGGGCATCTGTCCACCGAGCACGGCCCCTGGCGCTCTCGCCATTCAATGACCTGGTGATACTTGCAGATCGTGTTGCCGTCACGCGCGTCCCGCGTGCAGTCGTCGTAAGAACACTCACTCATTCTGGCCTCCGCTCACCTGAGAACCATCATACTACGATTCTCAGGTGAGCAGAACCAGCAGGCTACGCGCCCTTCATCACCCGAAATGCCCCGGGGACGGCGACCGTCGATCCAGTTCTCCAGAACATGAACCACCCGGCTTGCCCAGCAGGTAGTATCCCACCGGCGCCCTTGACGAGGGGTTCATAAATAATACTAACCCCAACGCGGTCCACGATGATGAACTGGCCGAAGTCGCCCATGATGGCTTCGAGGTTGCCGGAGGTGAGCGTCGAGGCCATCGTGGTCGACTCGTAGATCGGGGCGCCGAGCAGCGTCTCGGGCTGCCCCTTGCCGAGGTTGGTCCAGAACGACGCGCCGCCAGCCGTGTCAAGCTGCCGGAACTTGTTGATGATCGCGACGTTGGCGACCCACGCGCAGCCGGGCGCGTTGCGGAACCGCGGGGGCACCGCGGCCTGGACGCCGTACACGTCGGCGATCGCGATGACCAGCGTGGTCGCGGTGGTGACGACGGTGGTGGCGCCGACCACGACGCCGTTGGGGACGGTGGTGCCGCCGCCGGTCGCGAACGCGGCCTCCTCGAGGCGGTCCTTCGCGTCGGCGAGGAGCCTGGGGAGCTGCTGGCCGAAGTCGGTGTCCTCGAGCACTTCGTACGAGCCGAACACCCACGCGGCGGCCTTGACGGGGGTGACCACCACGTTGCCGACCGTCGGGTCGACCTCGCTGATGATCGTGCCTTCAGCGAGCCACGCCGCGGTGACGCCGGCCGACGTGACGCCGTTCCACGTGTTGCTCGTGGTCTGCTTGACGTTGGAGATCCGCCGCCACGGGTTCGCCGACCCGGTGTTCGTCAGGATGATCGTCGGGTCCAGCACGAACGGCAGCAGGTAGCCGCCGTTGGCCAGGGTGAGGGACAGCGCGGCCCGCTGGGCCATGCCCTGCGGGTCCTCGATGTACGCGCGGAACGCGTCCTGGTATTCCTGCGACCCGGTGAGCAGCATGTGCTCGGCGATGCCGCGGCCGTAGGTGCCGGGGTTGGCCTGCACCATCCGGGTGGCGTTCTCCGCGTAGTCCTGAGCCAGGTTCGACCGCTTCGCTTCCAGCTCGATCGCGTCCAGGGCGCGGCCGCGCAGCTCCGGGGTGCGGACCATGTGGGACCGGACCGCGTCCAGGTCTTCGTACGGGTTGCGGAACCGGCCGCGGGAGCCGAGCTCGCCGCCGCCGTGCCACACCCCGGCCGGACCGCCGCTGTAGCCGTAGGCGCCGTCGGTGCCGGCGTCGTCCCCGTCGGGCCGCTCGAGGTTGCCCTCGTCATCGGCGGTGCGCGTGATGGCCTTGATCTGCTCCATCCGCGCGATGATCGGCTTGGATTCCTCGTCGAGCTGCTTCCACCGCTGGACGAGGGTGTCCCGCAGGTCACCGTCGTTCTCCTCGGTGGTCTCGTTGTCGTTCTCCATCCGCTGGAGCTCGCCCTTGATGCGGGCCATCTCGTCCAGCTTGTCCTGCAAAGCGGCCATGGGACCGCTCCCTTCGGTCTGGCTACCAGACCAGCCCGGCCTTCTCCCGCAGCTCGCGCGAGCGCAGCGCGTAGAGGGCGTGCTGGTGATGCCGGGCCGAGTGCTCACCTTCGGGGGCGGGCGGCTCACCGGCGGCGGCTTCACCATCGGGGGGAAGTGCCTCATCTTCGGACTGCTCGTCGTCGCCGGCGGCCTGCCAGGTGCCGAGCGGTGACATGCGGACACCGACCAGTTCCGCGCCCGTATAGGCAGGGAACGGGGTGCCCCCGTACTCCTTCAATCCGAGCTCAATGCGCCGGACCCGGGTCAGCTGGCCGTCCCGGGGGCGGTGCTTCTCCCCGCGGCGCAGCTCCGGGGTTGACCGGATGATCGCGCCGGTGAACGACTGGGCGCTGATCGCGCCTTCCCGCCACATCTCCAGCAGCTCGTTGCCGAGCGGCGTGTCCAGGTAGTACGAGCGGGTCAGGACGCCGCGGGACTCGGCGCTGATGTGCTTGCAGACAGCGGGCGGAAGGGAGAACCGTTCGGCGGGGGTGCCGTGGAGGGTCATGCCGTGGTTGTAGATGCACTTGACCAGGCCGAACCCGGAGCGGGACCGCTGCACGTCGGCGATCCGCTTATTGAACGCCGAGTGGTCGATCTCCTCCTCGTAATGCCCCTCGAAGTCGTAGATCTCGGCGGGCTCGCCGAACACGGCGCAGTACGCCTCGACCAGCCGGCCGGACCCGTCCCCTTCCGCGCGGGTGACGACGTGGGCCTCTTCCAGCGGGTAGGAGCGGAACAGTTCCGCGCGGGACGCGCTGCCGTTGCTGCTGTCGTCGCTCACATCGACTCCGAACTTCTTGGCCGCGGCCTTGATCTTGGTCAGCGCCGACGCCTTCGCCGCGGCGGGGATGTCCGTCTGCGGCAGCCTGGACAGCGCGTTCTGCACGTGGGCCTTGTCGTGAATAGGCAGGTACCGGTTGTCGCGGGGGACGGTCTTCCCGGACCCGTCCTTCGTGCCGCCCGGCGCTATGTACGCGAAATCGGAGTCGGGCAGGTCGTTGATGTCCGCTGCCGCCATCTGGGCCCGCTGCGTGGTCGTCACCGATGACCTCCCGGTCGCCTTCTTGATCTCCGCCGCGTGCGTCGCCGGCCAGATGCCGAGCGCGTCGAAATGAGCCTGCGCGCAATAGCCGTGCGCGTCGTCGAGGAACTTCGACAGGTGCAGCACGCACCTGTCGTAATCGCCAGGTGACCCCCATGCGATTTTCGCCGCGCCTTCGCCGTGCACCCAGTACTCGTGCAGCCGCTCGGTGTCGCCCGGATGGGCAGTCTGGCCGCCGAGGCGGACCGCGCCCGTCTCGTCCATCAGAGCTTCCCGGACTCCACCGCCAGCAGGTGGATCTCGTGCTCCAGGTGGGCGATGTGCTCCGTGTGCGCCTTGCTGGCCGCCGCGCCGGTCACGTGCCGGTTCTGCGAGGCGGACAGCGCCGCCTTGAGGGTACCGATCTCGCCGGTCAGCTGCTTCTTGCGGGCCGCGGGAGTGGGCGCCGGCTTGGCCGCGGCCTTGGCGGTGGTCTTGGCTTTGCTGGCGGGTGCCTTCGGTGCGGCCTTTGCCGTCGTCTTCGGCTTCGCCGGCGCCTTCGGGGCAGCCTTCGCCTTCCCGGCCTTCTGCTGGGCCGCGATCCTGGCCAGCTGCGCCTTGGCCGCCTTCTGCTGCGCCGGCGTGCCGTGCGTGGCCAGGTGCTGCAGGTGGGCGACGTGCTTCTGGTGGGCGTCCGCGGGCTTGGCGGAGCTGCTGCCGCCGCTCGCCGAGCCGAACTGGCCGCCCGTCGGCGACCCGGCCGCGACGTGGACCGTGTTGAACCGCCGCACGGGGGCCGCCCACGCGGACCAGCGGTCCGCCCAGTCTTCAGGCATGGCCGTTCGCCCCTTCCAGCTCACCGCGCCGCGCGGAGGACGGCCGCGGTGTCGGCCGCGTGCGGTCGCCGCCGTCACCAGGGCTCACCGGGCCGACGTTCAGCCTGGGCAAAGTGGGCGGCAGCGGCTCAGCGGTCGCGCCCGGCTGCCCCGGCTGCGGGAGGAGATGCTGCACCGGCAGGTTCGTGGGCGGCGGCGGCTCGTCGGCTTCCTCCAGCTGGCCCATGTCGCCGGCCTCGATCGCCGCGACGGCGCTCATCCGGTCGTAACCGGCCTGCTGCAGCGCCAGCAGGGCCTGGGCGCGGATCAGGGTGACCTGCGCGCGGACCTGCTCGCCGTCCTGCAGCGCCGCGATGTCGGCGGTGTCGACCCACAACCTGCTGCCGGCAGGGACGCCCGGCACCAGCGGTTCCAGCGCGCCGCACAGCGACCGCCACAGCGGCCGCAGCGTCAGGTCGCCGAAGCGCCGGATCACTTCCTGGTACGACTTGCCGGCGCCCTTGATGGACTCCAGGCCGATCAGCAGCGGCGGCACCCCGGCGGCGGCCAGGATCCGCTCGACGCCCAGCCCCATGACGTTCGTGAAGTCGATCTGCGACAGGCTGTTGCCCATCGCGAGCAGGTCGGCGCCCTGGTCCAGGATGATGGTTTTCCCGGCGTTCGTCGGGCCGCCGTACCGGGCGTTAACCCGCTCCCGGATCGCGTCGACCGTTCCCGGCTGCAGCTTCTGGGCGTACTTCAGGACCAGGTTCGGGGTGGCGTTGTTCTGCAGGTACCGGATCTTGTACTGGGCCATCGCGTCGTCGCCCTGAACGTCCCGCATCACCGGCGTCAGCCACGACATGCCCCGGAACGTGGCCTGCGGGTCCGGGATCGGCGCCCAGTGGGCCACCTCAGCCGCCGGGGCCATGAACCCGGAGCCCTGGCTGAGGATCGCCGCGGGCGGCTGATGCCAGTACCCGACCTTCCGGCGGTACGTGCCGCCGCCCGCGACCGGGACCTGCTCGGAGACGATCGTCACCCAGTCCGGGCGCAGCCTGACCAGGACATCCTCACCGGGGGGTGCCCACGTGTAGGAGTTCCCGGCCAGCGACGCGTCCTGCTCGCAGCGGGAGATCAGCTCACCCGACACCGAATCCGGGCCCCACGGATGCTCCAGCACCGACAGCGACGTGTTGCCGTACAGGTGCTTGTCATCCTTGGCCTGGAACTGGAACGCCGCCTCAGCCAGCAGCATCATCCGGACCAGGATCGCGGAGAACACCGGGGAGTCGGACGCGTTGGCGTTCTGCGCGAACGCGGTCAGCGACGGCAGGATCGCCTCACGGTCCGGGGAGCCGTAGGTGGTGGTCAGGACCGCCGCGCCGCTGGCCATGCCCTCCCAGAAGCCGTCACGGCGGATCAGCCGGTCCAGCAGCCTCACGACGGCTTATCCAGCGCGGTGAGCTTGGCCTCAGCTTCCGCCAGGCGCATTTCCGCAGCAGCAAGCCGCGCCTCGAGCGCGGCGAGCCGCATCTCCGCCGAGATCGGCAGCATGGGAAACGGAGCCGCGGTGGTGGTTATCGTATTCCAGGGGATGGTCATCCGGTCCTCCGGGCCCGCTCGAGGACGTCATGCAACGTCGGCGTCTCGTACGCCTGCGGCTGCGAGCGCGCCCCGTCGTCGCGGACCAGCGCCCACGCGGCCACGGCCACGCTGTCAGCGATCACGCACAGGCCGAACCCGAGACGGCCGGTCAGCCACCCGCCGACCAGGACGCCGAGCAGGGAGACGGCCAGGAGGGCCACGGACAGGCGCACCGGGACCTCCCTCGCGTTATGCTGGACCGCAGGTTCTTAGGCTCGTAGGCCCGTGGCAGCGTCGTTCAACAGGACGATCAATAAGCTCAGGACGCCGGCAATACCCGAGATCCCGTGGGCAGGGGAATCACTGCATCCGGTCGGTATGCGGGGTGGAGAATCGGGATTCCCCGCCGCTGCTGCTCAAACGACCCATGCGCCCGGCGTGGCCAGTTCCTCCCACCGCAGGAACGCCCAGCACGCCAAAGTGGCCGCCACCAGCGGCGACTGATCAACGGCCACCTTCGGATCCCACGCTTGGGCACCCGCCAGCGGCCTTTGCTGAGCGGCACGCACAGCGGCGGTCATCGGCTCCTGATCCAGGTGCTCAAGGCCGCCATCGTCAACGAGGTCGAGGAATTCGCCGTGGGCCACGGCCACATCCTGCGCGGTCACCTGCCGCACCAGGATCCCCGCGTCGGCCAGTGGCTTGACCAGGGTCCCCGAATGAGACTTCGGGTTGACGACAACGGCGACCGGGTCATGCTTGACGTACAGCACGCCCATCCGGGCCACCAGGAGGCGCGGCGGACCGTAGAACGGCGCCAGGTCGACCAGGATCTTCCCCGAGCCGCTGCGCCCGGCGGCCACGATCGACCCGTGCCTGCGGGCTTTCTTGGGGTGGCAGACGCAACCGTCGCTGATCGCGCACCCGAACGCGACTTCGCCGCTCACAGCCGCCCCTGCGGCACGGCTGCCGCGCCCCACTCGTCCTTGCCGATGACTTCCCAGCCCGGCTTCGCCACGTCAGGCCACTGGCAGAGATAGGCCCGGCGGAACTCGGGCAGGTCCATCAGCTCGAAGTCGGCCTTCACGGTCTCCTCGCTCACCGTGATGCCCAGCGCGGGCATCCGCCGCCACCACGTCGCCGGGTCGCCCGGGTCCTCATCGTCGGCCGCGCTGTACCCGATATAACACCCGTTTTCGGTGACGCCCATCTCCGCGCGGGCCCGGCCGTCCTCCACCTTGCCGCGGAAGTACGCCGACTTCTCCGTCCCCGCCGCGCTGACCACCCACAGCTGCGCATCCCGGGTCATCATCGCCGGGCGCATCGCCTGCTCCAGGTGATCATCGGTCTGCGCCCACGCCTCGTCAATGACGGCCAGGTCGAGCGAGTCACCGTGGCCGGACGTCTGCGTCCCGGACACCAGGCCCAGCATCGACCCGTTGCGGAACAGGTACGCCTCGCTGCCCGAACCGCGCCGCACGTCGATGAACCGGCGCAGTTTGCTGCCCTCGATCATCGGCCACCACACGTCCAGCAGCCGCTTCCGCGCGTCCAGCCGCGTCTGCGCCGTGTAGCTGATCTGCGTCCCCGGCCGGCGCAGCGCCCGCGCCACCATCATCGCCAGCAGGTCGACCGTCTTGCCCTGCTGCCGCATCACCTCGAGGACGACCTGCCGGTACGCGAACCGGCCGTCCTCGGTGAGCTCGGTCGCGGTGCCGTTGACCTGGTGCTGCCAGTCCATCAGCCCGAAGCCGAGCAGGTCAGCGGTCTGCCCGATCCCGGCCGCCAGGTTCGGGCGCCCGGTCGCGGGAGTCGCGAACCTAGGCTGAGCCGAGCGCGGCGAAGAGGGCTTCGAGTTCCTCATCGGTCGACGGCCGTTTCAGGTCCAGACGGGTCCGGGCCATCGGCGTCATCCCGAACTCCTTCTCCGTCCGCGTGATCATCGACTCCAGGTGCACCAGGTACCCGACCAGCGGGTTCAGGACCGGCTGGCCCATGCTGCCCTTGACCAGCCGCGCCTCCCGGACAACCTTCGCCGTCCGGTCGTACTCGTCGGTGACCTGGATCCACCGGATCAGCCGGGGCATGTCCGAGGCGAGGTCGACGGCGAGGGCCGCGCGGGACTCCCAGAACTGCGCCCACCGGTCGCGGGACGGCTTCAGCAGCCCGGCGGGGGGCTTAGGCGAACTTGACTGGTGGTTATACACGAGCTACCTTGTCAGTAGGCCCGGCTGGTAACCCTCGCCGAGTACGGGGATAAGCTCCCGGAAAGGCGAGAGCATAGCCGCGCGGCACGCCCTAGCTAGGCAACGGCTGCGCGGCTCCCACAACCGAGGGTTGCAACCCGAGGGGCGGGTTAACAGGGTGTTCGATTCCCCTGGGGGCTAACCAGCGCGGCGGGCGGCGGAGACGCTGCCCGCCGCTTTGATCTACCCGGGACATCTCTATGCCGCACGGTGAGCACCTGACCGCCCAGACAGCGTTCCGGTTCCCCGAAGACCTCCTGGTGTGGCTGCGCGAGCAGGCCACGGCCGAGGACCGCGCCATGACCGCCATCGTCATCGACGCGCTTGAGGCATACCGCCGCGCACAAGGCTAGGCGGTGAAGTCATGCGGCTGGCCAGTGGATTGCAGGACGGGCTTGGTGCCGGTGTGCTCCTGGTACCGGCGGCAGATCACGTCACAGTAGGGTTCCTCGATCTCTGCGAGCCGCGCCACCCGGTTCATGCCGTATGCGGCGATGAGTGTCGAACCGCTGCCGCCAAACAGGTCGAGCACGATCCCGGCTAGTGGTGCCGAGTTGCCGATCGCGCGGGCGCACAATTCAACCGGCTTCTGCGTCGGGTGCGCGTAGTCGCCTACCGGGTCGCGGGATACCTGCCACACGTCACGCTCGTCGTGACCCGCGTTCCATGTCGCTACCGCGCTCCCGTGGACGCCGAATAGCAGCAGTTCATGCTGGGTGCGGTAGTACGTGCCCAGCCCGAAGTGGCCCTTGTCCCAGATGATGAGCGCCTTCTGCAGGAATCGTTCGCGGTAGAGGCGCTCGACGAGGCTGTAGTGATGCCAGTCTGTCCAGACGTAGACCGCCGCGCCCTTCGCCGTTACCGCCGGGATGCAGCTAAGCGCGCGCGTGAGGAATGCCTCGTACTCATCCTCGGAGAGCGCGTCGTTCGTGATGCCGCCCCACGGCTTCCGGCGCTGCTTGTCCACGCGGCTTGAATAATCGGCGTTGTACGGCGGGTCGGTGAACACCAGGTCGGCATGCTCGCCGTCCATGAGCCGCGCAAGGTCGGCGGGATCGGTCGCGTCGCCGCACAGCAGCCGGTGCGGACCCAGCTCCCACAAGTCGCCCGGCCGCGTGACCGGCTCGGTAGGCGCGTCCGGCACCCCATCCGGGTCCGTCCGCTTCTCCGGCACCCGCTGACCCGCCAGCAGCGCGTTCAGGTCCGCCTCGGTGAACGACGCCGCCTCCAGCAACGCCGGATCCGCCGCGTGCACGTCAGCGGCCATCGCCGCCAGCGCCGCCATATCGAACACGCCCAGCTCCGACGTCCGGTTATCAGCCAGCGCGAACGCCTTCGCCGTCGCGTCATCATCCCCGAACGACGCCGCCGCGATCTCCGTCCAGCCCAGCTCCAGCGCCGCCTTCAGCGTCGTGTTACCCGCCTCCACCGTGCCGTCCGCGCGGACCACGATCGGCTTACGCTGACCGAACCGCTTCAGCGACCGCTTCACCGACGCCACATCACCCCGGCGCGGATTCCCGTCGAGCAGGCGGAAATCGGTGATCGGCCTGGCCAGCGGGCGCAGCGGCTCAGCGATCACGGTCACGCTCCGTAAGGAGGGCGGGAAGGTCACCCTCCGCGACTGAAAATCGGGCCGGAAAACTCCGGCGTATATGTGCGACGGCTGCGGAGTCGTGGCCGGACATCGCCGGCCGTTCCCGATCCATTCCCGCAGGTCAGAGGGTTGCCGATGCCGGATTGCCGATCGTTCGCTCAACATCGGCGGGTGGTCACTGATGATCAGGCGGGTGGTCACGGCGGCAGTGGTCACGGCCTGTCACTGTGCTCGGGGCACTGTCTGCGCTGGGAACCGGCGGCATTGTCTGCGCCCGGAACTGCGCCAGCCTCGCCATGGTCGCGTAACGCGGCAGTGCGACCGTCATCTGCGCCCTGGCGGCTGGCCGTCCTGTGCAATTGCAGCGGTAATGTGCGCCCGGTCACCACTGCCGCGACGCCCGCCAGGCGCGTACGCGCCCGCGCTGGCGGTTGCCGCGGACTGCGCCGTCGGCGCGGTTGTGCCGTCTGCACGCGAGTCCGGGCAGGTACCCGCTGCGGTCGGCGGTATGCGGCAGGTCGAGGTAACGGCGTGCGACGGCGAGCGGCCACCAGGTCAGCGGTTCGCCGCCGTGCGCGCACAGGTCGCCTGGCCTGTACTGCGCTAGCCGTCGTTCCCGTTCGGCGCGGTGCTGATGGTCGTAGCCGCGCTGTGCTGTGGTGCCGCGCCACCGCACCCGTGCAGCCATGG